ATGCTCCAGTGTCCGGCAAGGTTACGTTTTGAATGGAGAGGTCCGTACCTTTCACCATCAACTGACAGTTGATTTTATGGAATCCTCCATCTCCCACAACATACCCTGTCGTGATAGCTTGGCAAGCCATCGCAATATCATACGGGCGCCCGTATTTTGTCGACAGTGTGCCGATACTGTATTTTGTGTCTCCCTTAATTGTTTGGGACGCACAATTAACGGTCAGTCTGTTGTCATCTGCTTTTGCAAGTGTCCAGGTGTTACCATAAATGCACTCGGAAAATCCTCCGCTTGAATATTTTGTTGCAATGCCAGAGGGTGCCAGGTCAATGTTGTTGTATGCAAATTGCGCAGCATATGCACCCGTTTTAATTGCGCTGACAATAGCACCGGCAAGCAACTGGTACCCTGCATCATTGGGGTGGATGTGATCGGACGAAAACAGTGTATAATTGTGCATGATCTGTTCGCATCCCGACAAATATGCGCAGTTGCTTTCACCGCATGCCGCATATGCGGGCAATACGTTATTGGCAATGTTTGCTCTGACTGGCCTGTCCGGACTCCATGCAATCATGCCGATGTGTACCATTGCATTTGGGAAATTTGTTTTGCAAAGCCCTGCAAAAGACGCAATGTCTGCTTTGATATTGTTGCCGCTGTAGTCGTTATCATTATACCCGCCAAAAACATAAATATCGGTGATATCAGCCGGTGCCGGGATTGTGGGCAATACGGTCGTTACAAGTTCGGCAAATTTGTAGCCAATTCTAGAAAAACCGTACCCACCTTGACATGCGGTGTAATAATCGCCGGTTGCAAGGCCCAGAATTTGCGGGACTTTTTGAGCCCATCCCATACCAGGACTTACACCGGCCCCCTCGCCCATCGAATAGCTGTCACCGACAAATAGGTACTTTTTCGGGCGGGCAACGTCATGCAATCCGTCAATGTCGTTTTGAAGCTTTTTATCTGCCTGCTCGCGGGCGGTCTGTTCGGCTGCAATAGCCTGCTCGCGGGCGGTCTGTTCGGCTGCAATAGCCTGCTCGCGGGCGGTCTGCTCGGCTGTGATATTCTGCTGCAGCTGTGTGTTTGCCTGCTTACGGGCAGCAATTTCATCCGCAATCTGCTGCCTTGCGGTGGAGTCTTTAACATTGTACGATACTGCATCAATGTTAATTTTATCAAAATCTGCCATGATGCCCCCCTCCTTAATTTGTATGGGTTGCGGTTGTAATTGTGATGGTTTCCGTTTCCGAGGTATATGATACAGTCACGCGTGACAGCTTTTCGACTTCCTCAACTTTTTGCAGTGCCTTGTTGGCCGTGGTTGCTGCCTCATTGGCTGCTGTGTTGGCGCTCTGCGCGTTGCTGCGGGCAGTGGCGTCTTTTACATTGATATCCTGGCCGCCCAGGTTGAAAACAGATACATCAGGCATATAAACTTACCTCCCTGTAATGGTGATTGTTTGGTCCGTCGGGCTGTACACATGCACATCACCGCCGTAAATGGTGCTTGCTGCACTGGGCGGGAATCCCATGTTAATACTGGTATCGCTTGCCCGGTACCACGCCGTGGGCGTGCTGAACAGTCGGGAAATAAGGTCAACTACAGAAACTTCCCTGCAGTTTGTTCCGATCACCACAAGCGATGTCTGCGGGATGACTGCTGGGTTTGTGCAGAGTACATCACCGACAAAAAACACGCTATTTGCAGGTAATTGTTCGGTAGCAACCTGTCCGTTTTCCTGCTGCGGGACTGCCGTAATAGCGTTTTTGAGCGGGTCGATAAAATTTTGTAACGTGAATACGGGTGTCCAGTAGTCGGCATTGGTGATCTGCACCCCCTGGGGGACGGGTTGAACAGACAGATAGGCAGTGCCGTCCTGCGGGTCCAGAACCAGGGTATTTTGTGCGTACTGGCTGGTGATGTCCCACTTAATGGGGTCTGCGTACTTAATTGTATTGAGGCTGACAAAATTTGCAAGCCTCCGGTCGATGTCGGTGAGCGCCTTAATAATCCAGTCAAGATTAAGGTCATGAAAGTTAGTGTAGGGCGCCCCATGAATCGGATAAATGATACTCATGTTTGCCATCTCCTTTTAATATACCAATAGGCAAAAGTTTGCCCTGATGTCCGTAACGATCTTATGCACTGCGTTTTCTTTGGCAAGGGCCAGCTCCTTGGCAATCAGGTCCTGCGGATCTCTGCCTGCCCGGCCCTTTTCCGTCACGGTGTCTTTGTACTCGTCTTGGGCCTTGGTGGTCCCATCATTGGTGGTTGTATGGTCATCGGTGGTCGTGTCGGTGCCGGTGCTGGTGATCTTGTTACCGGTGCCAAGGGTGGTGGTGCTCTTTTCGGCCGGCACATAGGTGCCGCTGTCAAAACCCGTCACATCCCTTGTCGTGTTGTCACTGCCATTGTTTTGGCCGATGGTAGTAAGGTCAGGGGTGCGGGTGGTTTTGCCTGCCACTACATTTTTGCTGTTATTGGTGCCTGCGCTGGTCCCCTTGTGCTCGGTGGTGCGGGTGCGATCATCGGAGGCCAGCACGTCATAGTCAAGGCCCAGGGCTGTAGCATACCGGGTCCAGCCGGGCAGCATGGTTTCAGAAAACACACCAAGGGCTCTTTGCATCGTGGGGCCGTCGGCATACAGGACCTCAAGTTCCAACGTATCAAATAGCAGCTGATTGCATACCGCGTCTTTCGATACACTTTCCGGGACTTGCAGGTCATCAAATAATTCCGGGTATCCTGCCAGCAGCCCATTAAAGCTTAGTGTTGCGTGCATTGTTGGTCACCTCCTGCATGCCGGTATCGGGTGGGAATCTCCAGTCCACCCACAACTGTGATCTGCCAATCCCGAAAAGCTTGTGGACCCTCTCGCAACTGCGCTGCAAGCTGTCCAGCCACAGTGAGGCTTTGGCGGCCGTCTCCACATTGTTTGAATTGACCTCATCTGTCAGCATGCGCTCTTTTTTGCTTGTGTTGGTGTTGGGAATGCCAACTTCGGTATCAAAAAGCGCCTTGATGGTTTTGAGGGCCGCCAGCAGCTCATTAGTGATAAAATTCCCTTTGAGGTCAGAGGAAAAGTACATCCAGGGGCTTTGCCCGGAGGCCCCGGTCTTGGAGGCCTTAAGCAAAGACGAATCGACAAAAACAGCGGGGTCCCCCTGCATGATTGCGTCAAACATTTTCTTAAAAGCTTCCGCGCCGGCCTTGTTGCCGGCAGCAAACACATATGCAAGCCTGCTGTTGATTAGATTGCTTTGGATGGTCTGGGCGGCAAGGGCCATCATATCCCCATAATATGCCACAATGTCCACCATGCCCCTGTAGTCAGGCTGCAAGTTGATGATCTCGCACTGCCTGCCGATCTGCAAATACGGGTTACCCCTAATAAAGGGATTTGCGACGATGGAGTGCGTCGGGTTGTAAAAGATATTGATGCCGGTCAGCCCCATACGATCATATACCAGGCCGTACCGGTCTGTGTCAAATACCGTCACACCTCCATCACCAAATACCAGGTATTGCAAGCGGTTGCTGGGCCAGGTGTCGGGCAGGGTCCACCGTACCATAGATACCGCTTCCAAAAACAAATATTTGCGGAAATAATAGGACAGGCCGTTGCCCTTGGTGTGCATGACAGATGGTGTCACCGGTGAAACATGGGTGTTGATCTGCTCATAACTGTAGGGTGCGGTCATAACAGTTCACCACCTTTTGCCATCTTAAACAGCAGCCACACCGGCAGCTTGCCGGCAGGCCACGGCCCCGGCCCAGGACCCGGCCCAGGGCCCGGCTCTCCGCCTGCATCCCATTCTACTTTCCAGCTCCCGACCTGGTTCGGAATGCCCAGAATTGCGGAGGGGTCAGTTCTGTTTGCCGTACCGTAACCGCCTACCCAATATTCCCAGTGGGTATGGATGCCGCTTGCGTTGCCGGTCTGGCCTTGCTGACCGACAAATTGGCCGCGTGTGATGGTCTCGCCGACGGTGTGAATCTGGCTCGCAAAATGAGCTGCAAGCCAATAGCTGTTATCGCTCATTTTAACTACAATGTAGTTACCCCATGAGTCATTGCCGGTCGTGCCGCCTTGCCAAGTATGGGCCGTGACGACGGTGCCGGCCATGGGTGCATATGCCTTGTGATCTTTATGCACCGTGTCAATGCCACCATGGGGGCTGCCGTCGGAGTATGCGGGATATGCTGCCGATACCCTAATTGGTGATACCCCTGTAATACATTGCTTATATACTGCCATTGTTTTGGCACCTCCTATTCTAGAAAAAATCCGTTGCGCATAAAGCTTTTGACGCTGTCGATCTCTGCAGCCGTTGCTGTCAGGGCTATGCTGGGGTCGTCCACCATAATAAACCCCGGAATCGTGGACAGCTGCACACGCTGGCACAGCGGCCGGCCATGGTCCTCGTTGTTGTCGTCCGCGATAATTTTAAACCTGGCAACCATATACGGCGCCATATCAAAGGCGATTGTGGACCCTGTAGCACCTTTGCTTGCGACATCCGCGTTAGTTGCTTGTGCTGCATTTAAAATACCGTTTCCGACGTCCGACAAAGTGCCGCCAGATAATGCCGCTTGTAGACCCCCAAACGCTGCTGCAATGCCGGTTTGTAAAAGCCCACCACTGCCGGAGGGTATACCAAAGTTGATATTTGACAGCTGCACCGACACACCTAGTTTTGCGGTCGTCTCGTGTACCAGCTGCTTGCCATTGGTAAATATGCGCAGTACGCTGTCACCTGTAAAAAGGTCCGTCACATATTGTATAGATAATGTGGCAGCCCCCCACATTTTAGAGGCATCAAGGGGTATCACTCCAAAGGGCTGCAAATAAATAGTGTAATCCGTGTAAGGGGCAACATTGCAATACTCGCCACGATTTGCCGCCTGCGGGTGTTTCGGAACAGTCACATTTACTGATTTTTTAAAGTTGTTGTTATCTTCGCCCAAAATCCACCCGGGGACATCCACAGACCACCACCCAACATCGATCTTAGCCACAAGCGGCAAATGCGCGGTGAGTTCGGCGATGTCGAATGGAAAATAGTTGCAACTTACAATATACTGATATGGGTTGAAAAGAACCTTTGTCAAATTGTCGCTAATTTCGGAATTGTCAATACTGAGATATGACACATCAGTCAGCAATTTTGCAGATAGCTTTTTTGCATTGCCCGGGGTCATCACTACATAGGTTATAGCTCCAATAGAGTTAGCAGCTTTGGCGATAAATCCGATAACAAAAAAGCCTCCGCTGATTGTTTCAGCAAATCCCCCTTGAAAAGAGGTGGTTACGCTCTGCACTTTGGCGGTTGCCGGGTAAAGGCCGTCTGAAATTGTACCATCATACTTGGCGGACGATCTCACAACGTACTCTGTAGCACTGCTGATCTGGGCCCGGTAACTTGCCAGGGTGTCAACCGTCAAGGATGCAATCCAGCGTGCGTCCGAATATGTCCAGTTTTTGACCCAGTAGTACCGGCCGAAAATGGGTATATTGCAATAATTGTACCCGGTGGGGTTGCTCTCTGTGGCAATTTTAATTTCGGGGTCGATGATGGTGCACGGGGCTTTAAGATTGATCTCAAACGCATGCCCGCCGGTGGGCAGTTTTGTGCTGTTAGAACGTTTGTTGATCTGATAAAATATTGCCTGCATGTGCATACACCTCCTTATAAAATAACCGGCGGGGCAAATGCCCCACCGGTGCCGGTCAGGACTTAGAGGGGTCTGCGTCCTTGTGCATGGTAGTTTTGAGGGTGCTGGCTTTGGCTGCGTGGGCTTCGCTGGGTGCGGTCACGTCGCCGGCTGTCATCAAAAACAGGACGGCATTTTCCGTAAAGTCGTCATACCAGCTCCACCCATAGTGATACCAAAAATTGGTATACAGGCCGCGTGCGTTCATGGGCGTCGGGACGACACGCGACAGCCTCGGAGTGTAACCGATTGCATCCCAGTCCAGCAGGCAGCCAAACACATTGGTCAGCTGCACGGCTGCATTTTTGGTTGCCACGCCGGCGGTACTGGTAACAACAGGGGTTGCCGAAATGGTCTCACGGTTGTCGATGTCCTGCCAGAACGTGACCTGTTCCGCGTCGCGATATTTAAGCATGCCGTCATGGAATACCTCCGGGATAACGCGGGCATCAATCTGGCTCTGGGTGCCGCTGTACAGATACAGGTGCTGGCGATCATACGGGGTATGGCGCATAATGCTGTAGGTCTTGCTGCCGATCTCCCAGTTCTGGTGCCAGTTGATGGTGCGTTCTTTCATCAGCCGGGAAATATCGTTAATGCGCCCATACGCAAATTTTGCAAATCCCGGGAAATTTGCCTCTTTGTACACGTCGGCCACCGTCAGCTCGGTGCCCTGCTGGGCGTTGTATTCATCCAACAGGTAGATAACGCTTTTGGGGCTGGTGACGGTCATGCCGGTCAGGTGGTTGGCCATCAGGTTGTTTGCCAGGTTGCGCCGGTCGGCCTCAATCTGGTTTGACAGATGGAGCACAAAAGAGGACCAAAACTGTGCCAGCTCTTCCGGGCCCTTAAATGCTGCCTGCATCTGGGTGTCGGCCTGGGTGTATACGCGGCTGTAGTTGGTCTGTCCGTAATAGTTGGTCTGCAGGACTTTGGGCTTGTGGACCTCATACATGTCGACGCTCGCGCCATCTTCCAAGGCCCAGGCCTTGTCCGTCACCGGGTCCGAATCGCAAAAATTGATTTTGCGCACATGGTTTGTCCAGTCGTCGCCGGTAACCTGCAAGCGCTTCATCGGCGCGTCATACGGCCGCACCGCGAAAATGGTGCGGCCCAGAACCTGGCTGATCGCCTTGGTGTAGTTGTCGGTACCGGTCAGCAGCGTGGCCTGCGCGACAGACACAAAACTGGACGTGTCCACGATGGGCGACGTCGGTTCCTGGCCTGTCGCCATCTTGTTGATCTCGGTCAAAATTGCGGCAATGTCCGCAAAACTCATACCAAGCGGCATATTATTTTACCTCCTGTCCATACGTGGGGTCAATAATGCGGGCCGTTACCGTGCTCGCATCGGCTGCGGGCTGCTGCTGGATACCAAGGCCCAGCGCATTGGCCTGCATGGTCTGGGTCATGGTCTGCATTGCCTGGGTGGTGGACTGCTGGCCCTGCAAAATCTGCTGCAGCAGAGTTTCAAGGCCATCATACTGACCGCCCGGCTGCGCGGGCTGTGCGTTCTGTTTGACGGGCGGAGCCGCCAACGGCGGGACCTGCTGCGGGATAGCAGGATTCTGCACAGCTGCCGGAGCCGGCTGCGCGGGTTTGTCCATTGCTTCAATCTCGGCTTTGGTGTAGCCGGCCATGGCAAGGGCCGCTTTTTCACTGATTTTCAATTTTAGTCGCCTCCATAATTACATAGGTGTCATGCGCCAGGCACTTGACTACCTGGTCTTTGTCGCCTTTGGTGACGGGACCCACGGCACAACACTGCCGCGTGCGGGTAATGTTGGCCCAGTCGCTGTAGTAGCCCAGGCCCAGACGGGTGCACAGTTCAGCCAGCAAATATGCACGTTCGTTGGTAATCGACTGGGCAAAAATGATATAACAGTTCATAGCGCTCACCCTTTTTTGATGTCATCCAAGGCCACACGCATTTCGGTGATAGCTGCCGTGTTTTCTCTAACTACCGTGTTACACTGGTACCACATCAGCAAAAATGCGGCGATCGGAAAACCCACGTTCGAAATAGCCTGAATCACAGTGTTAGCATCCATTTTGTGCACCTCCATAAAATAAATATGAGTAGAATAAAATCCCAGGTTCTTGCGCTGGCTGACGCCTGCCCGCCTCTTCTGGAGGCTGCCTTTGGGCACCTGGGATTAATTTCATTATATGCGATTGTGCGGAAAAATCAAGTATTGCTGCAATACTCGCGGAAAAAAATTTCATCTGAATACCGCTCAAACTCAATTTGCCGCTGCAAATATGCGGGCCAGATATACCCATACGCGGCCCGGAATCGTTTTCGCTCATAGTCGCCGGTACCGTATGCTGGCATTTCGCCGGACCGGTGCCGGCATACATAATATACGGGCTTGCTTTTGTGTTCATAGATACAGCACCGGCCGATCTGTACAAGTGGGTAATATTCGCGCAATGGCCGGGATACTACCAAACTTTTTTCTTCGGCGCTGTACTGGTTTTCAATCGCGGACCGGTAAAAGTCTGTTCCGCTCATGGACCGGTACAGGGCAGTTTTTGCTTTTTCCTTTGCGACGGGGCTGTCTACCAAGTCAATGAGCAAAATGCCCTTGTCTTTTAGCAGCTTGACGCGCTCTTTTTTGCCGATCATCTTTTCTACCGTGTCGGTGATATCCCATTGCATATAGTAGGGGTTTGCCATGCCCACGGCATTTGACATGCACAACAGCGTGATGGGTTTTTGCCCTTGCAATTCTCGGTTGCGGTTGACCGTCTCATAGATGTTTGCAAGGCCCACGCCCTCGCCACGCCGGTAATAGTCGCTTTCTTCTTTCTGGTATTCATCCAGGATTATAATGCTCGTGTTGGGGCTCGAAAAGCCACGGGTTCGGGCCATCGTGACAACATTGCCCAGCACCCCCGACATTTGCGCCGGCCGAATAGGGACCCCGGTGTCAGTATAGGCCCCGGCATTGCCCACCTCGTACATGCCAGCTATCTGGGACATTTTAAAGGGTGCATAGTGTGTATTTAAGTCATTGTTCAGCGGGGACCACGGCCACATGAGCGGGGACGAACAAATCAGCTCCGCTTGCTGCGGCGTGCGGCGTAAGTATAAAAATTCTTCCCCCGTTTGGTGGACGTGCTTAAGGGCTCCATACGTTTTGCCGGTGCCGCGTCCGCCCCAGATAAATATGATAGGGGCCCCGGTGGACAAAATGCCGTCATCCTCCGAAAAGTTGGGCCAGCCCTCATCCGTAAATAGCTTAATCATCAAACTACCTCCATGATCTTGTACCCCAGTATCTTGGCGTATTCGTCCGTAATGCCTAGGGTGTAGGTATTGTCACAGATACATAGGTTTCTTGTTATATGGACCCGGTGCCCATCAACCACAAAATCGGGTACCTTTGGGCGATCATTATATACAACCTGGTTGCCGGCGGCAAGGCAAAATGTAAACCCTGGCTTAAATGCATCAAAACCACCCCATAGAGCCAGTTCAAGCCCGCCTTTACGCTTGCTGACTCCGGCGATTGTTGTGGTTATCCTGCCGCCTTTGGTGTAGGTGGTCGCGTACTTTTTGGCACCCCAGGTCATAAACTCCGCGTAACTGTGTTCTTGTTCGTACACGCCCATATAGTGCACATTGCCTTTGGGGTCTGTAGCACAGGCACCATTATCTTTTGCAAGCTGCTTGACGGCCCGGTTAAACTCCGTCAAGTCAATGTCGCCCATGTATTTGACGCTGTCGGTATCACAGTATACGCCATTTTTGCCTGCTGCCCATTGTGCGATCTTAAGGCGCTTGCGTGTGTGGGCCGTGGTCCAGACTCCCCATTGATATGGCAAAAACAGGTGCGGGCAGTGGTCGTTGTAGCTGCCCTCCGGGTCGTCGGTGCACTCGCTCCATAGGTTGTCGGGGTCGTCCTCGTCAAAAAGTGTATCCAGCTGCAAGGGGTCTTGTGCTGTCATGCCGTAATAACTGTTCAGGTCACCTTTGGCTTTGACGTAATACAAGTCTTGACCGGCTACACCTTTGAGGGACGTTTTGCCGGTGTAGCTCTCTTTGACGCAATCTGTCAAGGGTTTGGGCAGCTTGCCATAGTCGGATGTATACAAGTCCAGCACATTGAGGGCATCCCAGTCGTACTCCTTGGCGATAATCCTAAAATCTATGTCCGTTATGGTGATCTCAAAATGATCTGCGGACAGTAGGCGGCCATTGTCGTTTATGTACCCCTCGCAGTGGCGGACCTTGGCCAGCGGGATATACGGAAAACCCCACCACTTAAACCGTTGACGTAATCCTTTGACTTGCAACCGCATCAGGCAGGCTTTGCCGTGCCGCATACATTGCATGAGGCGCTGCACCGTGGCCGGCTCCTGCCGAAACGGGGTCACCGGAAAATAGCACTCACATTGCACGGCAGGATAGGCACTTGACATATCGACGGACCCAACGTTTTCGAGATGCAACCCCACATAATACCGATTGGCATGTGTGTCACCGCCTCGAAATGCCTCGCGCAACATCTGGTACAGTTCCCACGACGGCAGCAGGCGTTTAACTCGGCTGATACCCCATTTGTACATTGCCTGCCGGGCCATGCGCCGGACGTATCCGGTTCGCGTCAACGGCAGTGTGTACAGGTCATCACCGTCGCGCTCCATCTCGATCAACAGGCACTCCACAATGCACCGCACATCATTGATGCAGTATGCTAGTTCTGTAGATGTGAGCGGGGTCCAGGGATAGCGGACTTTGGAATAGTCAAGGGTACCTGTTAATTTTGCATGAGGTGCACCAAGCTGCTTGCCCCAAGCATCCAATGATAGGTTACTATGCCGCATACTACACCGGTATTCTATCGCACGATTGTCGCATTTCAGCACTCGCCGGGGTTTGCTAGCAAATACCTCACCGGGGCCAAATTCCATGACCCCGGACAAATACTGAAATTCATGCGCCAGGTTATGCACATACATGCACAGATACCAGGCACCTTGTGGCCCACTATTGGCCCGTAAATAGTCGCTGATCGTGTCGGTAAAATGCAGCCATTCATCCCAGGTACGGCCTATGATAGTAACATCCAAACCTAGCTGACATTGCCAGATATACATAATGGTATGGGGGTTGCCGTCAACGTCGGTGCATACTCGGCTGGTTTCAATGTCAAACGCACACGGCATATTGACATATAGGCGTTTTTTGTTGGTCTTGCGCTTTTTGCCTTTGGTGTGCTTGCAATCCAAGTGCTCCATGAGCCACGGCACAGGGTTGTAATTACAAGCCTCCACCAAAACCTCCGCGCAAGTCGGCGGAGCTGCTGCCGTCACTGTAGTCCCAGTCTTTGCCATAACTGACCTCACCTTGCTGCCATTTGACAAAATCGTCAATGCTGACATTATAACCGCCTTTTTCTCGCCAGTACATGACTGGCTGATCTGACGGATAATAGTACACGCCGGAGGCTTTGACGATCTCCCACCATTCAGACAGGGCCGTGTACTGATCTTCGGGGACCTCCGACACGTCAATGCCGCCAACTTTCATTTTTTCGGCAAATTCCTCGCGGGCCCCGCCTACCGTGGACCCCTTGGCACGGACAAAACGCGCAACATCTGCAAGGGCTTGTTCCAGCGCTTTACGATCTCCGCGCATCGCTTTGATGGTCGGGAATCCTCCGGCAAATTCCTTGTAAATATCGCTCGTGCTGCTGATGGGGTCCTTTGACAGTCGCTTGATACGTTTTTGCGCAATGTCGCGCAATCGCGTGTATTCTTTGCGCATCTCACTGTCAGGCCAGGATTCAAGGGCATACGGGGTATATAGTTCCGCGTCATATTTAAGAGTTGCGCTTGCTTTGGCTGCACCGACGGCCATGCTTCTCACGTTCCTTTCTTTCCAAAATCATCAGATACCAGTCAAGGGGATCTGTTTCAATGCCCAGGTACCTAAACAAGGCTTTGGCCCAGTCGGAGCAAAAAAACTTTGCGTCCTTTTCCACCACTCCGCTGTATACAATAGCCATTGCGAGGCCCTGGATAGGGTCATCACTTTCCAGCAATATGGACCTGTTTATACTTTTCATGGCGATCTCCTACAAACAATAAGGGCCACAGCACAAGTGCTGTGGCCCACCGGTCAAATTAAACCAGGTTCAGGGACAGGACCTGGCCCTTTTTGGTGCTAATCAGCACGGGCTTGATCTTCACAGGTTCCGTCCAGGTGTCCGGGGTGCCCAACAGCGTAAACATACGTTTGAGCGACTGATAGACCCCAACGGACACACACGCGTAAGACTGCCCGTCCTCCGTGATAAGGACGATACGCGGGGCGATCGCCTTACCCTCCGGTGCATCCTCCTTGCTGACCTCCACACATTCCACGGACACATGCACCAAGGACAACACTTCGTTCACGTGCTCTTTCAGCTTGTTCGCGGGGTTGCTGGTCGCGTTGTAAAACGTGACTGCTGCGGAGCGGTCAGCAAGGTTCATATCAGTGTAACCTACACCGGTGTTCATCACATCGGAGACCATCATGGCACCCTGGTTTTCGGACTTGGTCATTGCTACAGACATAATACATAACTCCTTTCAATAGGCCCTGTCATCATCAGTACCGGGTGGGCGGTCCCGGTAGACGGCCCGGAGGCCGTTTCGACTGTGTCAGTCGCTGTATTCGCGATAGTGGGCCGCGACCGCGTCGCGGACCTGGGCAGCACCCTGGTACAGGAGCTTGGAGGACTGGCAGACGTCTCTAAACCTAAACGCGTCCAAAAAATCCACTTCCTCGTTACAATGGGCTACGGCCTGCCGGTACCCGGCAAGCCAGGCACTTTTGCAGGCTTCGTGGGGCTCCTCGTATTCACAGCACGTCAAGCGGCCGTCGGGGTGTATCTCAATGATAAACTTGCGCATTTCCATGTTTCACATCTCCTTAAATTCCCACTCGGCATTCAGGGGCTCTTCAAAATCGGAGTTGCTGCCGTCGCATGCACCGGTTGCATAATCGTCAATGTAGTGGACATCTTCGACCATGTAGGTGCCATCGGCATCCCGATCAAGAGACCCAGCATTCAGAAACTCTTCGACAAAATCCAGGCCGGTGTCATTGTCATACAGATGGACCTCTGCAGTGTTGCCAAGCAAGTCTTTAATAATCATGGTGGTTATCTCCTTTCTCATCTGAGGGGGGCTGATCTGGACGGGCCCGGGCTGGGCCCATTGGGTGCCCCTACTTTCATTATCTATAGTATAATTGATAAATATGAACTGAATATGAACAAATAGTTACAAATAATTACAATCGTCAAAATCATCGTTGTTTACACCTCTTAAAATATCGATCACAGCACCAAGGACCCATAGCAGATTAAGCATGTTTAGCATCTCCTTTCTTGGTAATATTATAGCACAAGATGTTTTCATAATCATTACTATTTATTACCCACTCCCCTACCCTACAGGGGTGTGGGTACTATTATTTGAGGCTACTAGCAGATTGCACAAAATTTTAGCGGATTGGGGAAATTTTTTGTGCAAAATGCTATTACATG